CTTGGAGGGGGTGCTTGATCATGAATAGCGTATACTGGGAATACAGAGGCAAGACTGAGGCTAGATTAGTCGATAACATCAATGGTATAATCACAGGGTACAAGCGAAGCAAGATCAAAGTGCTTTCAGAGTGGAAGCGAAAACGTAAACAACAAGAAAGGGTTAAGACATGATTGATATTTTATCAAGAATCCAAGTACAACTTAACGCGCCGAAGAATCAGCGCAACAACTTCGGTAAATATAACTACCGAAGCTGCGAGGACATTTTGGAAGCATTAAAGCCGATTCTGGCAGGCGAAAAATGCGCGGTTAATATCTCGGACAAGATCGTAGAGATCGGGGGTCGGGTGTATGTTGAAGCAACCGCGGCGATTCATCACGGCGAGTTTAGTGTTTCTACCAAGGCATATGCTCGCGAGCCTGAAAGCAAAAAGGGGATGGACCCGATGCAAATAACGGGTGCAACATCCAGTTATGCGCGTAAATACGCCTTGAATGGATTATTCGCCATTGACGACAACAAAGATGCGGATTCTATGGACAACCGCGAAGTTCAACCAGAAGCACAGCCCGAACCGACCGATAGCAACGAACGATATGAAGCGATGCTGTACGACATCCAAAAGGGCAAGTTGATCGCATGGTGCAAAGACAATGATGTAAATATGGATAGTTTGGGCGTATTTATTAAGGCAAAATACGGATGCAAATTGCAGAATATCGATCCTGAAAAACTGCTCAATGTTGTCGAAGTAGTCAATAGCGAATTCTTTGACTATATGGAAGGCGAAAAAAATGACTAGCCTAGCATTGCTATCCGAATCCATCACATCAATCGAAGCCATTGATACTAATGATCAGTACGATCAGATTGTTGCACTACAAGCGCGTTGTAATGCCGAAATAAGCGACATTGAAGGCGATATGAAGGAAGCCATTGATCACGCACATAAGGCGCACAAGGCATTGACTTCAAGGCGTAAAGAGGCAACCCAACCATTCAAAGACTTAAAAGATAAAACCAGCCGATTGATCGGTGATTATCTTGTTAAGAAGCGCGAAGCCGAGCGAAAGGCACAGGAACTATTGCAAGCCGAAGCGCAGAAGCAAAGCCACGAACTAATGCGAAAAGGGGACCACGAAGGCGCGGCGGAACTGGTTGCGAACGTGGAAGCCCCGAAGATTGCACCTGATGCAAAAAATCTGCGCATAAAAACGACATACAGAGCCGAAGTAGTTGATGCGCAAGCAATCCCCCGCGAATGGCTTACGCCAGACATTGCGCGGATTAACGAAGCAGTACGAAAAGCCAAGGGTGATATAGTCATCAGTGGCATTGAAGTGATAACTGAAAACAAAGCGCACAGCGCGAAAGGGTAACAACATGTCAGACGATTTAAAGATGCCACGATGTAACAGTATCCAAGTGAGCGGGCGATTAACACGCGATCCTGAACTTCGGCAAATTCCAAGCGGGACCGCAATATGTGATTTTGGAATTGCAGTCGATGATGGCTTTGGCGATAAACAGAAAACATACTTTTTTAACGTAAAGGTATGGGGCGATCAAGGTGAACGGGTCGCGGGGGAATTGAAAAAAGGCTATCCAGTTATCATTGACGGAAAGCTGACAAGCAACAACTTTGATGATAAAGATGGCAACAAGCGGACAGCTTACGACATTATCGCTTTCCGTGTGCAGTGCCTACGCTGGGCGAATAACGGGGAACAAAGAGGCACAACGCCCGGTGGTGGGCATTACAAGCCAGACACGAGCAACAACAGCACGGGGGTGCAAGAGCCAGTTGAGCAGGATGATATTCCGTTTTAATTGTTGCAACAACTATATGGGGGCTTCGGCCCCCTGAAAGGGTACGATATGAACACCAAAAACCAAAGAGAATATATGCTGCAAAGACAAATTCTGAGTCTTAAAAATATTGCCAATGAAACGTATGCAAAATCGTGGATGTATTGTTTGATCGCAATCTTTGAAGCGTGTATTATTTTAGGACTACTAACCGCAATTTTAACGGAAGGGTAAATTATGAAAACGGAAAAACAACTAAGGCAAGAATGGCGCACACCTGATGATTTATTCGAGATGCTTGATCACGAGGTGGGCGGGTTTAATGTGGATGTCGCTGCTGATGTACACAACACAAAATGCTACGGCATGATCAGCCAAGAAATGGATGCCTTATCAATGCTTCAACCATGGTTTGGACGGCATTTATACAACACAAATGAATTGATCACATCAACGAAAGTCTGGTGTAACCCGCCTTATGCTGACCCCGCGCCGTGGATTACTAAGGCATTCATGGAAACATACAGCAACCCCGGTTCAGTGGTTTACATGCTACTTAATCATGATGCATCGACCAAGTGGTACAAGACAGCAACGCAACAATGTGCGGAAATCCGAATCATGACCGGGGGGCGCGTGAAGTTTACCCCTGCCGATGAAAGCATCACGGACAACAAAGCACCGAACAAGGGCCAGTGCTTGCTAGTATTCAGGCACACCCCCGCCCCTTGTCACGTATGGCATTGGGACTGGAAGCAGGATCTTGAGATGTTTGAAGCGGGGCAGAACGATGATTAGAATTGACGAAACACCTAAACAATGCCTTTACTGCGGTCTTGAAATGAAGCGAAAGCGGTTTAATAGTGGAAGGCTAGAGTGTTTGACACGTTTTATCAGCCGCCTTTATTGTGATCGATTATGCTTCAAAGATGCGATGAAGAAAAAGGGGCTTTGATATGACTGAAACACTAATGGAAACGGCCCGCGAAAACAGCCCGACTTGCACGGTATGTGGGCGCAAGGCTTTCGAGCATTTAGCGTCAACGTGTGAATGCAACCATGCACCCTGCCGATGCCCAGAGAGCGAGATTGACCGCCATTATCGCATGATGACAGCATCGAAGCCTAAGACATCGGCGGGAGATGCAATGCGCGAACGGTTGCATAATTTAAAAGTGGAATCAGGCACGATGTCGAAGCATAGCGATCAATTTTACGATCTATATGCCAATCTTGTGCAGGATTTCTTCAAGATTACAAATGAAACCCAAAGCATTAAGAAACTATTAAAGCAATACGGTATGATCGCTGTATCACATTGCTTGGTTGCTGTAGCTGATTCACAAGCCCGGAATCCAATGGGCATGCTGATTAGTAAACTTAGATCGGGGAGCGTATGATGCCGATAATTGATTCAATACTATCAATCACCCCCGACACTGGCAAAGCAAAGGCGTTCAAGGGGTCTATACGGGCGTATTTTGCCATAAAGCGTGAATACCCTAGCAATACCCTTCCTGAAGCCAGAAAAGCCCTTATATCGCATTCTGAGGCGATTGAGCAACATTTTAATATATCAATCGCTGAGATGGATGAGTATATACAAGAATTCTGGCAACGTGGGTTGATTGAGGATTCACCGTTACAGAATGCGCTGGCAATCATCGAGGCTGACGGCGTGGATGAGTTTAACCCGGAGTTGATGTTATCACCCCCGATGGAAAAACTAGCGACCCTATGCAGGATGCTTTCCGAGCAATCTGAAAAAGGTGTATTTTTTATCCCAGTGCGCAAGGTTGGCGAAGTTTTAAGCATATCGCATTCAGGCGCAGCTTTGATGATTAGACGATTGATTGAAAAAGGCTTGATCGTCAAGCATGGCGAACATAAACGAGGGTCACAAAAAGCCCAAAGATTTAAATGGACAGATAATACAGAATATCCAGAAAATAAAGAATATTAAGAGTATTAAGAGTATTATGATATATTATGAGTATAAAGATCTTTAAGCATAAAACCCGCCCCGATCACTATAGATCTGTATACTCTGTATACTCTGTACAAAATGTCGCGGGGGGGAGATATAAGTATTGACATAAAAGGTATTAAATGCTAGTTTGATTATATCGAAAAGGTGGTTAATTAAATGCAAAGATGCACAACATGTGGAAGCCCGACAACAGAGCCTTATAAGGTGGATGAGTATGGCAATATATACGATTCCGAAGGATGCTATGATATACGGGCATGTCAGGAATTCTGCGACAGGAAGGGCGGATCAAGTGCGCCTGTTAAATTGCCGGGCATCGGGTATGTGGAATCACCGATCAACAACGCGAGAAATAAACCAGTGTATGATGTGGAATATATAATCGATATACCGCATCAATATAAACCCAAAAAAGGATAAATGATATGAGTTATGAAAGCGCACAGCGAATGTATGACAGACAAACGCCTGAAGATAATCACCCAGCCGAGCCGACCGATACAGAGGTGGATGCTTGGGTTTCGGGGGACGGGGCTGATAAGTTGATCGAAATGTGGCAAGAAGAATGTCAGGACGGCGGGGGGTATATAGATTTTGTCGCATGGACTGAATTGCATTATGATCGTATGGTTGAGATTTATATTGAAAGCCAAGAAGGGATCTAGTTATGAGAACAAACGAAAATTCAGCATTTACACTACACAAAACAGCCACACGGGATTGGTATTTAGCTGATGATGTGGATGAGCAACTAGCCGACTCTCGCAAGGCGAATCTGAGACAACGGGTGGCTGATATGATTCACATATACCCATTTGAACGTGACAAATGTTCAACCAATCTGGAAAGGAAAGATTGCGAAGTTATTTCAGATATGTTCCTTTTATGTGAAGGAACCACTACTGACCTTCTTGTCGAACTTATGAATAAAGAAGTGACTATTGATGAAATCGCAGACTGGCTCATAGAGCAGGGGGGAGTGGTGAGTGATGAAATGTGAATACTGTAACAAAGAAATGCCGTCATCCTATTCATACGAAGTCGGTGGTGTAGTGGAATGTAGCAAGTGCTTCAAGGAACGTACTATGACCCCTGAAGAAAAACTACTCACACGTATCGCTGAGCTTGAGCAAGAACTAGCCGAAGCCCGTGCTGAGATTGAACGGATGAAGGCAATAGCAGAACTATTTGCCGAAGATTATGATTACTGCCCTAAGTGTAAAGAACTACAACACATCGAGGATCTGAATATGAATATAGATAACCAGCCATTAGATTGTTATGCCTGCTACAAGGAGACACCCGATGAGTGATGAACTGAAACCTACATTATCGTTTAATTTTGACAACAAAAATCACAGTGTTTCTGATATAGGATCGATATTAACAAACGATATTATTGATGATGGACAATACTGCGACAACACCGTTATAGACCTTCGCGATTGTGTTATTGCACTTCAAGCCCGTATCACTGACCTTGAGCAAGAGCTAGCCGAGAAGGACGCTTTCTGCCGTGAATTTATATGGGGAGAAAACAACCCACAGGAATACAAGTCTGAATTATCTAAGTTGCGTGATAAACTTTCCGAGTCTCGCAAGGCGAATCTGAGGCAGAGGGTGGGGGATATATTGTCTGGCGAAAATTGTAGAGACCATGAATATATACATCTATGTTGTGTTAGGCTAGGGGTTTCAGGCCCAGTTGGGTATGATAATCTATTTGATAGTGATGATAGGTTTGATATAGACAAGTTTATTAATTGGCTTATCGAGCAGGGCGTGGAAGGAGACAATCGATGATTGATGAACTGAAACCGTGCTATAAATGTAATAAATTGAAAAAGGAAGTTATTCAGTTATCCGATACGGGTGACAGTGGGCATGTTGAATGGGAGGCTTGGCGTTCATGTGATTGCTCTGACATTTCTCATGGAAAGACGCGAGAGGAAGCTATACGAATATATAACACCAGAGAGATTGAGGATATTAAGGACGCGCGTATCGCTGAGCTTGAGCAAGAACTAACCGACTCTCGTAGGGCGAATCTGAGACAACGGGTGGCGGATATGATGCGTTGCATTAGCAGTCATCAGGGCGGTATTTGGGCGGTGTGCCAGCATTTCAAGATACCAGACAGCCAGACCTCAAAATATATAAAATCATTTACTATAGCTGGTGGAAAATACGGAACATCCTTGTCTGGATTCTCAAGGGACGTATTCACAGACTGGCTAATCGAGCAGGGCGTGGAGGAGTAGTCATGGGGCAATTTAACGTATACGATCCTTTCTTCGTAGACACACCCCCGATACCGCCGCACCCAGATGACCCGTATATAGGAAAGTGCGATTGTTGCGGTGAAGAATACGAACGCAGGCCCGGTGTGCGGTTTTGCTCTTGGGCTTGCAAAGACAAGGGTTCAGCCGATGCTAGGCCCGATAAGGCTTGTAATATGTGCGGGGAATACTACACTCCGACAAAAGCAAAGCAGAAGTTTTGCGGGCGTGATTGTCACATGCTAGACTTACAGGCAAAGAATAGGCGCAAGAGGGAGGTAAATGGTGCTAAAAAATGCCTACACTGCGAGAAAGAATTGCCAGCCCCAAAAGCAGGAATGGTTAAAAAATACTGTTCGCATAAATGCCGATCAAGGGCTACATATTTAAGGAATATAAAGGTTGATATGACACCGCGCAAGTGCATGCAGTGCAAGGAGTTATTCACGCCCAAGAGAAGCAATGGGGCCAATTTATGTAGCGATGAATGCAAGCGTCAAAATAAACGAAGTTTGGAACGTCAACGATATCACGATAAAAAAACAGTTTAGGATATAAAAGGATTTATAATGAGCGAATCAGCAAACCAGAAGCGTATACTTGACTGGTCGAAGTTATCGACTATGCTGCAGCTATGGCGCAACAATGTAGGCGCAGCAAAACTGGGCAGGCGATGGATACGATTTGGATTGTGTAAGGGTTCGAGTGACCTAATCGGGTTTACTGAGGTACGTATAACGCCCGGCATGGTTGGCAAGACCGTGGCAGTATTCACAGCCTGTGAGGTTAAGAAGAACGAGCAGGCAAAGACAAGCCCTGAGCAAGACGAGTTTGGCGCGAAAGTGGAGAAAGCGGGCGGAATATTTGTTGTAGCTACGACCCCCGATGCGGTACACTTATCAATAAAAAAATACAGATCACGCATGATGCGGAAAGGGAAGTAATATGAGTCTGAAGGTTGATCTTAAAGTTAAGCCATACTTGGGCGCAGATGGTGTGATATTGTTATCATATCAAAATGGCGATCTTGTCAGCAATGAGCTATATAAAGGGGAGTATAGCGTAGATGAAGCGCACAAAATAGCTGAATCAAAGCTAAAAGAATTAAGTATGCAAAATAAATATGTAATAACAAATCTAATGAAAGGGAAGTAGTTATGGAGTTCAAAGACGTTCTGGGCTATGAAGATATATTTCAAATTTCAAGGACTGGCGTTATATTTTCTAAGCGCACAAACAAAGTACTCAAAACGCGCATAGGAAAAACGGGATACAGAATAATATCGACCAAGATTGGCGGGCGTAAAGGTATATGCAAGACGCTAAAAGTTCACAGGCTTGTTGCGATTACGTACATCCCAAACCCCGACAAGAAGGAACATGTTAATCACATCGATGGCGATAAGCTAAACAACAACGCAAGCAATCTTGAATGGAACACGCCCCGCGAAAACGTGCAACACGCAGAGCGTACAGGGTTAAGCAAACACCCGAAAGGAACAAAAAGTAAGCTGTCAGCATTGTCTGATATTGATTTGGATAGTATTAAAAAAGTATACAAGCCCAGATGCAGGAAGTTTGGAGCAAGGGCTTTGTCTAAAATATATAACGTATCACATGCAACAATACTTAAACACTTGAAAGGAACAATATGATTTATTTAGCCATACCATACACAGGACAAGAGGGTTTCAGTTTCGAGGTAGCCAACAAAGTCTGTGGCGAACTGATGAAGCGGGGCGAAGTAGTATTTTCACCAATATCGCATACGCATAGTATCGCTGAGATGTGCGACATGCCCGTATGCTGGGAATTCTGGGAGAAACAAGACAAGGCTATGCTGGGCCGAGCCGATGAAGTTTTGGTTGTCTGCATCGATGGCTGGGACCATTCACGGGGCGTTATTGCTGAACTTGAACATGCTGCGAGCTTAGGCATTAAATTTGGATTTCTTGATGCCGAGGAAATTGCGCCCGACTTGCTAGAATTGCGGAATCGTGGGGCTAATAACTTCGAGCCTATACAAATCGAACTTGACTAAAACACCCCCCGATGGGGCAATATAAAGCACACGAACACAAAGGGTAATACATGGGAAAACGTGGGCCAGAGAGAATGAAAATAGATTATAAAAAAGTCAAAGAGATGGCGCAGGATCAATGTACAGATTCCGAGATCGGGCGGTGTATCGGCTACACTGTGCAGGGATTTATTAAGCGCAAGAAAGACGATCAACAGTTAGTGGATGCCTTAGAAGATGGGCGGGCGATTGGTGCTACAAGTTTGCGTAGGTTTCAATGGAAACTTGCACAAGAAGGCAACGCTACAATGCTTGTATGGCTTGGGAAAAATTATCTTGGCCAAACAGATAAACTTGAACAGAAGAACGATGGCGCATTAAATGTTACTGTAACCCATGGGCGAATGGCTGAGAAAAAGTATAATGATAAATAAGTATTATGCTGTTTGCGATCATTTGATCTGTAATCACCAGCTACCGACACGGGCGCAGGTATACGATTACTACAATCGGGTGGGGTATGAAAAAATGGAGCCAAAGTATCAAGAACTGTACAATATATATATCAAGGTTGATGCTCATGACAATCAGGTAGAAGTGCGCGGTGATGATTTTGTAGGCATTTCGCTTGGGTTCATCGTTGGGTGCGTGGTAGGATATATCTTTTATAAGTTAGGGGGCAGATGATGTGCAAATATAACGACAACCGCGACAACCTAGACACAGGCGACATCGTGTTATACAGCGGTTCAGGCCCATTCAGTCGCCTGATTCAATTCGGGTGCATGTCTAAGTGGTCACATGTTGGAATGGTGGTGCGGTCTAATGAATTAGGCGTAGTGCTTGTGTATCAATCCACAACCATTGACAAGGTTAAAGACTACTTAGATGGCGAACTCAAAAACGGCGTACAGATTAACCAACTATCGGAAAGCATCGCGACATATAGCGGCGATGTTGCAGTGCGTAGGTTACAGGATTACGAGCGCACACCCGAAGTATTGCAAGCCCTGAACAGTTTGCGCATCGAGTACCGTGATCGCCCGTATGAAGCAGATAAGATGGAATTGATCAAGGCTGCGTATGATGGTGCTTTCGGTAAAAACATTCCAGATGTATCAACGCTATTCTGTAGCGAACTGGTTGCGGAATGCTTGAAGGTCATGGGCGGGCATGATTGCGCGATTCCGAGCAACGAATTCACCCCCGAAGATTTTGCCAAGATTAAAGAGTTTGGCGGTATCAAGATCGGTGATATAGAATATTTGAAAAACTAATTTTTTATTAGTGCCGTATTTTTGGCCTTGCGCATCGCTGATAATGTAGGCATCGCGGGGAGTTTTTACGGCACAAGTTGGCTGAATTTGGAAGGCGTATTCATAGCCTAGATAGGTTCCGCGCTATCGTTCGACTCGGTTAGGCCAACTATTTTTTTATTAAGGGGGATTATGACAAACCCAATATGCCCAGATTGCTTATCCATCATGGTAAAGGCATTTATTGAAACCGTGGACCATTCAGGATGGCAGGGCGTGTGGGCCTGCGCATGTAACAAAGAAGATTTCGAGAAATGCGATACACCCTGCGTGTTTGTGCATGCACAGCCTAGCGGTATTGCTAAGCTAATTAATGAAATATTTGACGAGTAAAACACTAGATGTGCAAAGAAATAAGTATAGATATGGATAAAATTAACCCCGTATACGACAAGGCGTTGTATTGCGGGGATCGTCATTTGGTGATGGTGGGCGGTGCGGGTTCAGGCAAATCATACTTCGCAGCCGATAAGATTATTTATAGACTAATCACTGAGCGCGATCACAGGTTTATTGTATTCCGCAAAGTCGCAGCAACCATCAAGCGATCAGTATTTCAGTTGATGCTTGACAGGCTCAGCGAATGGGGCGTGCTTGGTAAGTGCATAGTGAATCGTAGCGATTTTACTATTGAGTTTATGAATGGCAATACCATCTGGTTTGCCGGGCTCGACGATCAAGAGAAGCTTAAATCTATTCAGGGCGTTACGGGCGCATGGGTTGAAGAAGCTACCGAATTGACCGAGATAGACCTAACCCAAATTAACTTACGCTTACGGGGCGATACAGCGAACTACAAGCAGATCATGTATACATTCAATCCGATCAGCGTCAAAAGCCCCTTGAAGAAACGATTCTTTGATTCACCCCCCGAATCATGCACAACGCTACGAACAACCTACAAGCACAACATGTACATCGATGCTGAATATAAAGCCGAGATTGAAAGCCTAATCAGTCAATCGCAGAACCTTTATAATATATATGCGCTTGGGCATTGGGGCATACTCGAAGGTGTAATCTTTCACCACATCGAATGCATCAATAATTATCCTGATGATTTTAGTTACGAATTTTACGGTTTAGACTTTGGGTATAAGCACCCGATGGCACTGGTGAAAGTGTCGGAGCTTGACGGCGATCTATATGTCGATGAATTGATTTATGAATCAGAAATGACAACAAAAGATTTAATAGCACGTATGGGATCACTTGACATAAACAAGAGCGCAAACATACAATGCGATGGCGCGAGGCCCGAAGCCATTGCGGAAATACAACGGGCGGGTTTCTATAATTGCGTAGCGTGTCCGAAGGGGCCGGGTAGCGTCAATGATGGCATTGATTTATGCCTATCTAAAACCATATACACTAAGCCCGATAACGTAAATTTTAACAAAGAGCAGGCAAGCTATTCATGGCGCAAAGATAAAAACGGCAGCCCAATGGATGAGCCTGTAAAGGCTTATGATGATGCTATGGATGCGATGAGATACGCTATCTTTGGCACATACGGCAAGCCTACTATCGAACTTGAAAACATCGACCGTTCACAGATTGGATTCTAAACAATGGCAATATTCGAAGAACTAAGCCCCAAAAAATACTCAGAACTGTATGAGGCATCTGCATCCGAGCGCGAAGGAATTAAACGCAGGCAGGATTATTACGAAGGCAAGCATGACATCGTAAACAGTGGACGCGAAACGGTACACGGCAGCCCAAAGTCTGAGATCGTGACCAACTTTATACGCTACGGTGTTGACATGTACACTGGGTCAATAGTGGGTGAGCCGATATTGGTTTCAGGAATCGAGCGCGATGACAGCGAAGGGGACAACGAATCACCGCAGCTATACCGGGACATTGCTACACTTAACAACTTTGATATTTCCGATGTTACCAATGCCCGTAATGCATATATCGCAGGCTACGGCATGGAGACGTATGAGTATGACGGCGGGACGGGTGATATTGTTATCACGGCGCAGAACCCTGCATATTGGCATAACGTATTCAACAGCGATGGCGGGCATATAGGCTCTATCTATTCATCTAAGATAGACAAGGGTAAATTCTACGATGGCGAGATGCTTGATCACGGGCTGACTATCATGATCGTATATAGCGACACATCGATCAGGTATTTCACTAAAAAGTCTAAAGATAAAAATCAAGACTGGGTAGAGGATACCGATAAAAGCACAACGCACGAATTCGGGCGTGTGCCTGTAGTCTTATGGCGTATCAACGAAAACTACAGCAGCATTATAGGCGATGACTTGATCGGGCAGCAGGACGAGTATAACAAGATAGATAGCATCTCAGGCGATGACCTTGAATACGATTCAGATGGGGTGCTTGAGGTTAAAGGCTACAACATAAGCCAGATTGCCGAGCTATCATCCGATATTCGTAAGTATAAAATATTTCCCGCCCCGACAGATGGTGGTATCAGGTTCGTCAAGAAAGACACAGACAGTGCACGGGTTGAATCAAGGCTTAATCGTACACGCAAGAATATATTTATGGCCTTAGGTGTGCCTGATGTTGATGAGATCACAGGATCAACAGGTGACACTTCAGGCGTAGCGCTTGGGTTCAAGTTTAAGCCGATGCAAGACAACGCCAAGTCAATGATCGCCAACCTTCGCGCAAGTATTCGAGATCGTATTGACATGCTGAACTCTATACTTAGCAAAACAAAGAACGCCATCGATGACGTGCAGATCAACATCGAGTTCGATTTGCCGACCAACCGGGTTGAGCAGTGGCAGAATATTTCAAGCCTTGAAGGTACAGTGTCGCATAAGACCCGCCTAGAGTTGCTCGAAGATGTATCTGACCCTGAAGAAGAACTAAAACGGATTACACGGGAAGCGGAAAACAACCGATTGATCGCCCGTAGCGATGGCACACCTGATGAGATTGTTGCCCGCAATGATGCGGAGATCAAAGATTTAGCCGTACAATTCCAGCCAACTATAGCCAACCTAATCAGCGCAGCAAGCGATGCTGTGTTAGCCGAAACTATAAAGCAAGCACCAAAAGCCAAGCCTAGCGAATAATGGAATTTACTGACGAAGAAAAGAAGGCAATACTTGCAGGTATAACGCTTGAAACGTCTCTGTACACGGCTGATGCTTTATTGGATACCATTGCCGCATCGTTTGATATTGACGATGTAACAGGGGCCATACTGGGCAACCTGCAGGGCGTAACAAGCCCCGAAGTGCTTACTGCTGCGCGAGCCAATGCGACCAGACAAGCGCGACAGATAACGGGCAATATCGCCCGGTCTGAGTTGCAGAAGGTAGCTAAGAAAGTCGAAGAGAATCTTGCAGCAGGATTAAACCCCCGCGACTTGATAAATTCACTTACCGAGATCAAAGATTTAGATTCTAACCGGGCAGCGACATTTCAGAAATACAAAGACACACTAATTGAACAAGGCATCGATGGTGCTGATCTAAAAGCCAAGACAGACCGTATGCATGAGAAACTATTGCGTGATAGGCGTGAAACAATTGCCCGAACTGAGCAACGGATGGCAACAGAAAACGGAATGTTAGACCGGGCAAAAGCTGACGGTAACAAGTACAAGATGAGCATATCAGCGCAGGATGATCGGGTGTCTGATATTTGCGAGGCGAACCAAGCACAGGGATGGATACCGATTGATCAGGCCTTCTCAAGTGGTGATGATGCGCCTACATATCACCCCAACTGCAGATGCACGATAGCCTATATGACCGACAAGCCTGACGCGATAGATCAAGAGCTACCGCAAGAGCTTGCAGAGAGGACCGCTGAGGCGAAAGCATGAAGATTTTAAAGAAGATAGTAGATACTCTAAGGTGCAAGCCATCGAAGGAACACAAGAAGCAAATGGCTGAATTGACCGCCATCAGGTCCAAGATGAGCATCATGCACGTAAACTCTGAACAGATACGACACCAGTACAATGACTGAATATATACTTGAATTTATGGGGGTGGTTATTATCCCAGTCGTGATGTTTTTTATGAAGCAAGCGAAAACCAAGCACGATGAAACAAACAAGATTATATCTGAGCAAAATAAGATATTGGGCAAGATCGTTATGGCTATAGATGATTCTGGGGAAATGAATAAAGATATACTAAAAGCAGTATCAGCTAGCCACGATGAACATGGTTTGATCAACACATCGCTTGCAGTGATTCAGGAAAAGATCGCAACTATGGCAATAAGCATAAGCGACATTCACAGGCGCATGGATTAAAGTGCTTGATTAAAACAATATAATTTGTGATATAAACTAGCCACGGGGAAAAAATGAAAGGAAGATAAACTATGTCAGACGAGGATAAGCAGGATCAGACTAACGAGGCAACCGATTCGGGTGCCAAAGAGGCTGAAAGCGCAAACACTAACAATGACAATTCACAGCCACAGTATACGCAAGCAGAATTCGACCGCGCAGTTACCGCCGCAAGTCAAAAGATCGAAGCGAAGTTAAACGAACGTTTAGAACTTGAAAAGGCTGAGGAAGAACGCAAGCGGTTAGAAGAAGCCGGGAAGCATGAAGAATTGTATTCCCAAACACGGACAGAGCTTGAAAAGTTACGCGAAGATAACAAGCGCAAAGAATTCGAGCTTAATGCACGTAGGCTATTAAACGAAAAAGGACTAGGCGATCACGCTGATGTCTTAATGGATGGAATTAAAGACACTACGGTGCTTTTAGATCGTGCTGATCGCTTTATTGATTCAGTAAATAAGGCTGTAGAGATGGGCGTACAGAAACGCTTGGACACAGGCACGAAGAAAGTACCAACAAACACGGCAACAAGTAGCGCAACGCTAAAAGATATGACTGCTGAACAATGGGCGGAGCATAAGAAGGCGCGGGGCTTAAGCCGATAAAGGAACTATTTAGCAATGGCTAACGAGACAACCACCACAACAGTAAATGACCTGATTCAATCAGCAATTAACGAAGCGCGACTTGTCGAATCACAAGGCTCAGACCTTTCTGAGTTCATCATGGTTAAGCAAGGCGTAGGCGCGCAAGATTTCCCTATCTGGGATGAAGAAACAATGAGCAGTGTTGCAGAAGCAACGGACTTGAGCAATAGCGCATTCGGGACGGGTGTAAACACAATCACCCCCGGCGAATACGGCTTAATGACTACTGTAACCGACTTAAGCGATTTGCGCGCAGCCGAAGATGTATTCATCGGCATCGGGCGTGTAGCACGTGAAGCATATCTTGCAGCTAAAAACCAAGCAATCTATGCTTTGTGCGATGGCTTTAGTACTGCAATCGGTACAACTGACACAGACATCACTTTGGCTTTGATTCGTCAAGGCGTAGCTACATGCCGATCCAAGAAAGCAAAAGGCCGTTTGATTCTTCCCGTCACCCCGTGGGTGCTTGAAGATATTATTGGGCTTTACAATACGACCAGCTTTAGCCCTGACAATATCCGCAACCAAGCAATGACAGAAGGCACACTTCCAATGTTGGAAGGCGTACACCCTGTATTCATTGATAACTTGGCTTCAGGTACTGGCACAGGCGCAATTGACGAAGCCGACACCAAGACCGCTATCTTCAGCGAAGAAGCACTTGGGATGGCCCTTGAATACGACTTTAAGATCGAACTTGAGCGCGATGCTTCACTTCGAGCAACCGAAGTTGTCGCTACTGCATCATTCGGTGTAGGCGAACTCAAAGACGACTGGGGCGTTGAATTGTTGGTTGATAACAAAGACTAACCCATCTAGCCTAACGGCTATCTCCTGACCGCCGGGGGGTGTTAATTCACCCCCCGAAAGTCTGGAGCGGGGGAAACAAAAAAGGATGCTATATTTTGCCAAAACGCGACTCGAAATATGAATACTTAAACAAGCCTGTAGGCAACAAAGGCGATATTGTCCAGACATTGACAATCAAGTTATATGCTCAGGATGGATCGATCTTCTACATGCCCCACGGTGGCGACCCTGCCGCGTATCTTGTCAAAGGCTATAAAGCAAAGCCCGATCAAGCGTGGCGTGAATCCAACGAAGCCTACGAAGAAGGCAAAGCGCGATCATTAAAAGTGTCTGATTTCAGGCGCGAATCTAAAGAGCGCGAAGCCGAACTTGTACGCAAGAAGGAAGCACTTGAGGTTGATCGCAAGATGCGCGAAACGCTTGAGGCAATCGAGAAAGCCGAGGCTGAATTAGCCGAAGCGGTTGATGAGTTCAACGAACAACCCGACCCGATCAGAGAGCCAAAGCCTAAAGCTAAACCAAAGAAGAAAGCGTCTAAGTAATGCCTACTTTAACCAGCGCAAAATCAGATGCAATACTTGATGAGGTGCAACTTAATCCTGAGATAGGGACCGATGATGCGTCTTTTGTGACCAGTGTTATTGATCGCAATGCCCGCTGGTTAATCAATCAGGTGGGCTTGCCCCGGTATCCAGAATTGGCGCAGGGGTATAGTGAATCAGGTTCATCGCCTTCGACAGATATAAGCGGGCTTGCTACCAATGAATTCATTATATCTGTTGATAGCGAGACTTGGCATACAGTTGAATTAACATTGACCGGGTTAACATCTGGCGCAGCGATTGCTACGGAAATCCAAACACAAATACAGGCTATCGATGATGGCCCGTATAAGTTTGTAACGTGCAGCTATCATAATGGTGGTAATAATCCTCATTACGTTTACACAATAACATCGCCCACATATGGTGAACACAGTAGCGTTTATCTAGAGGCTACAAACGACTATGAGCATGTATTGCTCAACCTGAAACTATCGCCGATGTACGGTGGCGATGAGGTTGAAGGCGGGCAGGCATTGCCAGAGTTTGATGATATGGTTGTGCGATTGGTACAGCACCAATACAATCAAGTAGGCGTTGAAGGTATGAAATCCCACAACATCCCAAACAGCGGTTCGTATACTGAGCATGATATTGATCCTGTTGTAATGAAGTTTATAACTGAAAATCGCAGGTTTTTGAGATAATGGCCCCGCGTAAACACATGCGCGATGCTTGCCAAGTTGGCGCGTTTGACGTGGTGACTACTGGACCAGAGCCGACTGAGGCGTGGACGTATGCCACAGAAACGCGGTGCAGGTTTGAGCGTGTAGCAACCCGCGAAACCATAGAAGGTGATAAGCACTCATTAACGGGTGTGCAGATTGTATTGCCGATTGGTCAAACGGTTACAGGGTCCAGTCGTATAAAGCTAACCAAGCGCAACGGCGGGGCGGTAACTGAGTATTACGATGTAGTAGGTGACCCGCATTATACAAATGACAACCGCTCTATTGTATGCGATTGTAAAAGCGTGGAGGTGGCATAATGGCTACACCAGTGATTATGGTAAAAGACAACTCAGCTGAGGTTATTGCCAAGATTGGGAAAATGACTGGCGATACGCTTGAGCGGTTTGCGGATACATCTGTTGCCGAGATTAAAGCACACGGAATGAGTATATTCCAAGAGCCTACAGGCAATCATGCTGGATTGATTAAACAAGAAGCCATAGGTGATGGAAAGTTGACGCGAAAGATTTCTTCTTCTTCCAATTACGGTGCTTATTTAGAATATGGAACTTCTAAGATGTCAGCACGACCGCACTTTCTGCCGGGTCTACACAAAGCCATCGCGAAGTTTGCACGGCGCGGGGTGTGGGATAAATGATAGACAAGCACCAAGTATTATATGAAGCATTAACTGCAGCATCCACCTTGGCTACTGAGATTGGAAGTAATTGTTGGTCACCTATTGCACCGCCTAACTGGGACGGTAACACATCTGCGTTAATATTCAACCAGTCTGGGGGCGGTTCACATGCTACAGGCGCGAAAACAACGGGCATTTTTGATTTTAAATGCTACGGAGATCAAGACACATATACAAAGGCGCGGGAAGTGTACGGGCTTTTGTTCGATAGACTGCAACAACTAAGCGAGACAACTGCCAGTGGCACGATAGTAATGGCGCAACTGGTGACTGATTCACAGCTACCACCAGAGCCTGACACGCAATACAAAGCCCACTTAGCTACTTTTGAAATAACATTCGATGAGCAATAAACTATAAAGGATAGATAAAATGCCCGGAACTAATATTATTAACCGAATTGCACTACACGCGACCGCCGAAACAGCTTTGCCAACTTTGCCCGCAGCAGGCAGCAATATTACATCTGCCGCTTGGGGTACTGCGGGATTCGTAACAATGGGTGGACGCAATAGCCGAAGCGATGACTATGATTTCGATGAAGAAGAAGTAAACATTTTAAGCATAGAAAATAACTACGCAGACATCTCCGCGCCGTTATCCGATGGATTAGACGCTAGACACATCTTGAGCCGTAAACTTAACGATATCGAGCTTACGCTTTATGATGTAGACACAGGCATCTTGTCTATGGACTCAGCGGTTGATCTAACGTCTAGCGTATTGAAATGGGATGATCCAACATCTCCAACGTATCGCAGTATTGCTATCGAGATTTTCGGCGAGGGGATCTTTTATTTCCCCAAGTGTTTCGTGACACTTGAAGAAATGAACGGCTCAATCGGTGAAGCTGTACGCACGAAGATGGTGATCAAGCCTGTAAATACGACTGGACTGCCCAATGGCGGCTGGTCTTACGAAGAATATTAAACAACATTCGGGGGAAGCTGAATGCCAAAGACAGAAGAAGAAATCCTGAACGGTTCACCGTTCACGGTCACCCTTAACGGTGTAAGCTATGAGTGGAAGCAAAAGTCACGCGCGGAGCAACGCAGAATTCGGAGTGAACTTTCACAGCTTATGCCGTTAATGGTGGGATTTGAAAACAGCGGAGATATTGAGCAAGCAAGCCGATCAATCGATCTGGTTAACGCTGTGCTTGATTTCTGTGAACGTAATCATGAAGGAATGGATGCCGATGGTGATGCTATAGAGGCATACTTGCGCGAGGCTGGCGTGGAAGGCATGACCAGCGTTATCAATGACGTATTTATGCCGATCTTTAAGGAATGGCTTGAGCCATACATGGGCGCACCAAGTAAGAAGGATGCTAGAAAAAAGCCCCGTCAGAATTTGAAATCTACGAAATAGTTTTAAAAGAATGGGGCATATCATTCAAAGAGATTGAGGAAAACTGGACTGATGATCAATTCTTTACTATGGTCGATGCAATGGGTAAACGATACGAGCAGACAAATAGCGCGAACCGTAAAGCTAGGGATCAAGGTGGTATGGCTGGCGGGGGTTCTGGTAAAGGCCAAAGGACATCACTACATAAACTCAAAGCGATGGGCAAGCAAAAGAAAGCACAATAATAATGGCTATTAACGCAGGCGATATCCAGTGGAACATAGGCGCAGATCTTAAAGGCTTCAAGTCGGGCATGGCTGAGGCTAGCAAGTCAGCCAAGTCTATGGGCGCAAAGTTTGCCAAGCATTCAAAAGCCATAGGTGCTGGCATGACTGTAGCGGGCGGGGTGATTACTGCATCGCTTGGAAAAGCAGTTGCCAGTTTTGCAAAAACAGGCGATCAAGTTCAGAAGATGGCAATAAGGACGGGTGTAAGTACCGAAGCACTCAGCGAGTTGGGTTTTGCTGCCGAGCAATCAGGAACGAATATAGAGGCACTAGGCAAAGGGTTCAAAGCTCAAGCGGATTTCTTAGAAGATGCTAAAGATGGTTTATCTACTGCCACGGACGCTATGGATAAATTAGGCTTAAGCCTTTCTGACCTGCAAGGCAAATCCCCCGAAGATGTATTTATGATTTTAGGTGATGCTATTGGTGGTATAGAAGATCCGATGCAAAGAGCCGCACTTGCTAATGATGTGTTTAGGCGTTCAGGGGTTGAATTGTTGCCCATGTTTGCATCTGGCAAGGCAGGTATCAAGGCGTTACGCGAAGAAGCACAACGGCTTGGAATATCACTTTCACAAGATCAAGCTAATTCAGCAGCAAAATTCACAGATACAATGAACAGCTTAAAGAATTCTATGTCTGGGGTAGCAATACAGATAGGAGGCGCATTGGTTCCAGTTTTAAATTCATTAGTTGAGCGACTAACACCCGTGATTTCAAGAATCACTTCTTGGATGCAAGCTAACCCAACATTAACAGGTTCTATTGTAATGATTACGGGTGCAGTTGGTGGCTTGATGCTTGCACTAGGCCCGTTGATAATTGCATTGCCCGGACTTGTCACAGCTTTTGGATTATTAAAGGGGGCAGCTATGTTGCTAACGCCTGCAGTGGGTTCTTTGGCGGTGGCTGTTAATGGGTTAATATTGCCTATCACAGCAACTCTTGCAGTGCTTGGATTTACAGTAACTACAATAGCTATGGTCATTGATCAGATGTCTCGACTGCGCGGAGAGCAAGAAGCGGCTAGACAGTCGGAAGTGGCTACATCTGAGACACTTGAACGCCTAATACAAAACTACGAGCGGAGTGGAATAGCTATTGATCGGGCTGCGTTAGCAAATATGTCGCTTGACGAGCAAATAGCGGAAGTAGACAGGCAGCAGATTGCCGCTAAAGAATCAGCAGGGACTTACGGCAACCAGTTAGGCGAAACTACCAAGTCAACAGATGCGACAACAACATCAACAGGTTTGCTGACCAGTGCTACTGGCGATGCTACGGGCGCACAAATGAGCATGAAACACTCATCAAAAGAGGTTAAATCTATACTTGAGAGAATGGCAAAGTCATTAAAAGGCAGAATAGGTGATTATTGGGATTTAGCTGACGCAGCAACAGCAGCGGCAAACGCAACAGCATCTGTCGGGGGTGGAGGCGGTCAGGGTGTTAACGTTCCCGGACGCGCCACAGGCGGGGTTGTAAATGAGCCTTTTACCCTTGTAGGTGAACGAGGCCCAGAGGATCAATATCAATGGACGGTATGGTTATAAATATATCAGGCGCGGGCGGTCAATCTTCGCAACAAATGGGGCAAGATATTGTCAATCATATTTATAGAGATATGGCGGGTGTCTGGAACAGGATCAGGGGGTAAGTATGGCTAAGTCATTTACATACGATAGCACCGATATGTCAACGCACGACTTGCAAGTTATCGAGTACGAAATCCCAGAAATGGCTACCATAGACTTCACAAGCCACGGGGCGATCATGGGTGATGCAAATTTTACATCGCTAAATCACATGATCAGAACAATCACTTTAGAATGCGCTGTTAGCGGTACAAGCGCAGCAGACCTGCAAACAAACATGGACACGATTAAAGGCGTTTTAAACCCTATCTTGACTGATAAGGTACTCAGTGTCGACGGGGTGGCTAATCGTCAATTCTTGGGGCGTGTGCGCAGTATTTCAGCCCCTCAAATTAAAGGGCAGTCGGTCAAAGTTTTCAGTGTTGTATTTGAATGCGTTGCAGAGATGTTTGCTACTGCTGAGACTGAATCAAGCGGGGCGATAGCTACATCCCCCGACACGGTGACAATATCGAGCGTTACAGGTAGTGTCCACCGCCAACCTTGCGCCTTGTACGTCAGAAACGGTACAGGTGGAACGCTTACAGGGCAACCTATTAGCGTGGAAAACGAAACAACGAACGAGACCTTAGCGGGCAAGTTTACGCTTCAAGATGGGTTCTGGATTCAGATAGGGGAGATTGCTACAGATGGCACATTTTCGAGTGTGTTAAAGATGAGTACTACATCTGGCGCAGACCCCGATCTTTTGGAGTTTATAGACACAATTAGTATGTATACATCGGGCGATTGGCCTAGATTAAAGGGTGGTGTTGATAACGATATCACGATCACAGGGATAGCAACAGGTACACTTCTTTGGAAGTATAGAGCGAGGTATTTATAATGCAAAAATCATTTGTTGGAACATTTAATATTTTAGCGATCACAGCATTGCTTTCGATCGGTGTGTTGACTATTGGCGCAACCGTGGTTATGCCAGAGATATCTAACAACGGTATTACAACGCTAGACGGTGCGATCACTGATGTCGATACTACAGTTACAGTCACAAGTGTGTCTGCTTTGGGTCTGGGCGGTAGCACCACGGATGCCTACGTTACAATCATCGACAATAGCACTCGCGGATATGACCCTTTAGTAATCCCAGAAACAAGCGAGATCGTAAGGGTTACAGGCGTAGCAGGCAATGTACTGACGGTCACACGGGCGCAGGGCGGTACTATCGCGAAAGCATTTAGTGATGGCGATGTTATAGAGCTTCGTATCGTGGCTGACAACCTGCAGAGACTTTATGATTCATTGACCGATGGCACTGATTCGATTAGTGTGGATGATATACTTGCAGCAGGTGATGTGACTGCAACGGGAGCAGTCACGGGTTCAAATATATCGGGAAGCAACACGGGAGATCAGAACGCTGCAGGCGTAAGCATTGCGGACGCAGGGGCTATAATCACGGCTACTGATGTCGAAGGGGCTTTGCAAGAACACCGCACAGCTATAGACCTAAATACTTTAAAAACAACGAACGCCACTCATACGGGTGATGTAACAGGCTCAGGCGCATTAACGATTGATAAGACGGCTATATCCAATAAGACCGCAGTAACGATTGACGGGGCCGATTATATCCTGTTTGGGGACACTAGCGACAGTGATAATTTAAAGAAGGGATTAGCTAGCGATTTGCTTGGCGGGGGAGATCATGGCGGGTTGACCGGGTTGGGAGATGATGATCATACCCAATATGTGTTGGCGGATGGTTCGAGAGATATTGCAAGCGATACCGATCTGGATATTGATATTGGACGGTTGACTATATCATCACCCACGACCGACGAAATGACTATTGCGCACGTTGATAGCATGAGCACTACCACATATGCACTTAAACAAACAGCGACAGGTACTACTCATATCAATTCAGGTTCAGGCGATCCAATATACTTGAGGCAAGCTGGTGTTTCTAAACTAGATATTGATTCGTCTGGGAATGTTACGATACAAGAAGATATTGATGTTGTAGGCACATCTAAGCATGGGGGAATGATACTACAAGATAGAGGGACAGATATAGCAAGTGCTAGCCCCTTAGTCCTTGATGAAACTGGTAATTATTTTCAAGTTACAGGCACTACTGGTTTTAGCGCAATAACTGGGATTAACGCAACATATAACACAAAAGTAACTTTAGAATTTACAGGGATATTAACGATCACGCATGGCGCAAGCCTTCAACTGCCCGGCGATGCAAACATAACAACGGCAGCGGGAGATGTGGGAGAGTTTGTTGAAATATCGACTGGCGTATGGGTGTGCACTAACTGGCAATCTAGCATCGGCGGTGGCGGTGGCGGTACGCACCCGGTAGACTTGGCTAGTGATGTTACAGGGAATTTACCTGTTGCCAACTTGAACGGTGGCACAGGCGCAAGTTCTTCGACATGGTGGCGTGGTGATGGGACATGGGCGGCACCAAGTGGGTCAGGTGATGTCTCGGCAGCTTCCAACTTTGGCACTGATAATGTATTGATCAGAAGCGATGGAACGGTAAAAGGCGTGCAGCATACGGGCGTTGTTATCGATGATTCTGATAATTTGACAGGCGTTGCCGATGTAACTATTGACGGTGATCTTTCGTTTGGAAGCTCTGGGGTTAACACTAGTTGGACACAGAGGCTATCTGCGGGTGGTGCATTGCAGGCTTGGACAAACGCTACCGAGACAACCTACAAATATACATCGGCAACAAATCAGGTAGTGCTTGACACTATAGAGTTAAGTGACGGAGCAACTGATCGCTTTGTTGCTACTGGGCATTTTCCGCCAGATTACGATGGGCGAAGCTTAGACTTTGAGGTCTGGATGACGCAAGATACCGCCTCTAGCGGAGATATCGACCTACTGATCAATATCGGAGCAATAAGCGATACGGACGCACTTGGCGCACACACGATCACACAGGTATCTAGTTTTGTTACAGCGCCAGCGGCAGCAGACACTGTTTTCATTGAAACATATTCTGCAGCCGTAACTGGCGCAACTGGCGGCGACTTACTTACAATATCAGGGCGTAGGCTTGGTAGTGGTGGTGGAGATACACTATCAGACGATATAAGAATTATTGCAATTTTAGTTAAATATTAACCGAAAGGGAAAAAATGATACATCCTATCGCATTAAATTCAGAACGATTGAGCGTAGCATTAACCAAAGTAAATAAAATCATAAGAAATCTTTCCCGTGAAGTTTTGGACGCACGAAACCAACGAAGACGAATTGAAACTATGGAATCCGTGAGCGATGAAGTTAAGGAAGAGATGATCAATGGTGCAATTTATGAAAGCTCAATCGGAAAAAAAGCAAAAACCCCTTACAGCCCAAAAGTTCAGTTACTAATTGACGCGCTACAAACTAAAGCCGATGAAGAGATACTTATTCAATGCGAGCATGATTTGGCTGTTGAAATATACAACACAGTTTGTATTGTTAATGCTGAAAGCAAGATTGTAGATCAACCAGACCTAGCCGATCAGGAGTAAGCGATGTCAGGCGGTTTTAATTCATTCGGTTTCAATACATCCCCCCCGAACAGCGGCGGGGGGACTTTTGTATCTACAAGAACCCACGCACCCGATCAACCGTTTATTCTTCAGCTTCGCGACAAAGACGGAGTAATGCTTGCTAAGATTGAAGGCTTTACTGGCGGGCAATGGACGAGCAGGGCAAATTCAGCAGATAGCTTATCTTTTACCATACCGATGCAGTCACCACTGGCGCAATCGGGCGATCTTGTTTACCCCAACAGAATCTGGATATGTGACTCGACTGCACAAACCTTACAGCAATGCGTGATTACCCGTACCGTTGAAGACTCGCGCTCAGAGGTATTTACTGTTGAATGTTTGGGCTTAATGTATATGCTTGATCATGAGTTTATACCCAAAGATACATCTGATCTTGGACAAAAGACGGTTCAAGATTTAGTGATTGCTATGCTTGCATTTCAGGAAAACACAAACCCTGTTACGATTGGTAATATAGCACCTGAATTTCGCGATCAAACATTGGTTATAAACCCAAAAGCAGATATGTCTATCATAGATGGTATTATGAAAATATGGGATAGCTTTGGGGGTGTGTTGAGTATTGACTCTTCAGGGCGGTTGAACTGGGTATCTGAAAGTACGGATCACACAAAGCCTGTATTGACTGCATATACCGATCTTGAAAGTTACACTAAGACAATCGACACAGATACTGTATTCAATAAAATATATGTTAAAGGTATTATATATAATGATTCAGGAAATCATAGCCGTAAAAATGTTACTGTTCAAGATGCTGTTTCGCAGGGTATTTATGGCATAAGGGCTAAATCGATCAATGCAAAAATGGGTTCACCCGAAGCAATTGGGAATCTTGCTAACCGCTTGCTTGCGTATTACAAAGATCCACAGGCAGTGCGGGCGGTAAACCTGATTGATTATTCACGGATACAACTTGATCCTGATTTAAATCAAGATAAGAAACAAGAGTATTTATACCCCGGCGCGAAAATTAAAGTTATACCCCCGTCAAACATGCCCAGCGATTCAGCTTTTGATGCTGTGATTTTGGAAGTATCCCGAAATCTAAATGACTCTTTAGCGGCTGCAGTTACTATTGGTGATGTAAACCCCGGAAACGCACAGTTTCAGACAAATAAAACAGAGGAATTCTTCACTGACCTTGCCAAAGAGTTTAAAGAATTAGATTTTATGCAGGATCAGTATCAGGAGCAAGACGAAGACCTCTGGGAAGCCATAGAGGAAATAGGGGAAGCTGGTGACGATATCCAGCCGATCAGTTCAGAAAACTCAGAAGGCGATAATGAGGGCAAATTTGCTCGTGATGATCATGTTCACAAGGGCGTAGTGTTGTGGGACCCAGAGGATGCGACAGCGACCCCCCCTGTGCCAGCACCTAGTGATTCCACAGACCTTCCAACCGTAGCCGAGAACCCAAACGATGCACCAACCGTTATCGCTGTTGCTGAAATTGCAAGCGGTGACGATGAGGGGCTTTGGGTATATCAACCGCGCGATGATGAGTGGACACCGTGGAACTTTTGGGCGTAGACTATGCCGATCACGTATCAAAATACACGCCCATCCAGCGCACAGGCAACAGATTTAATGGCGCGTATAAATGCGCTTGAGGAGCCAATATCGGGGGGCAGGTGGGATGAAACGATCAATGCGTTTGGCCCAAGTTGGACGCAATTAGAAGGGTTGAACCAGATCGCATGTGATGGCGCGGGGTATGTGTATGTAGAAGTAAACAATGGAACAACCACAGACACATCTAGACGAATATCCAAGATTGCATACGATGGCGGCGTAGATGATTTGGATCTAGTTCTTTATTCAAACACGAACGGAAGTGGCACTGGTAGGTTGCTTGACGTGATCGATATAGACGCAAATGAATCTTCCTTATGGGTGGCATCTACAGAAACATTTACAACACCCGGTAGCTTGAGTGGTTCATTAAAAAAATTCGATCTAGATGGAAATGAAATCGCCCATGTTAAACGGAACCATAGTGCTGGTGTTGGGGTAACCTCTGGGTATCTGGGCGTTCGCATATTGTCCAACGATTCAATAATAGCACTATGGTACGAAGAGGGTGAGACACCAAACCCCGCAAGAGTGTATTTCAACACATATAAAGTATTCTCATATAATAGTAGTGGTGGAAGTGAGAGCGAGCTTTTATCTTTCAGCCTAGCTAGTGGCGAATCTATAGGCAATTTAATCATAAATGATGATGATGACTTTTTAATCACTGAATATGTGGGCGGGAGTTATACTATCAAGAGATACAGTAGCGGTGGAAGTTTTCAGAGTTCGTTATCTAATGCTATATTTACAGCATCATTTACCAACAACGAATACTATGGAAGTATAACGGGAAAATCTTCTTATAATGTTTTTGATATATTAGGCAATGGGTTGGATTTTATCACACTCAGAAGCAACACACGCGATCTAGTTCAAGACGAAAATGGAGATATAAGGGCATCATACTTAAACCCAAGCGTATCGAGTGAACGGGGTTTGTATTATATGACCGAGGTGAATGTAAACAGGGATTTTAATCAAACCGAGTTTTTTAGGTATCCCGACCCCGGAGCGTTAACCAACCCTGAGAGTTTAGGCACCCCCGATGGTGGCGTTACCATACCCGCAACAAATGCACTTCAATACCTGACCAACGGGAAGCGACACAGCCCACACCACGGGATGCTTGCCGATATGCGCGTAGCAATCGAAACCCTTGCGCCATATTACTTGAATGCTTCAACAGGGAATGCCTACAATACAGATCAAGCCGATGCGGATAATATATTTCATGTAGCCATTCAGGAATTACAATACGACTGGACAACCCCCGGAGAGGTTGCAAAGCAAATGATGAGGGCGACAGACTTTAGCGATATAGATTTGCTACTGACGCAACTTGAGGGGTCGGGGCTATCATGAGTCACGAATTCTTGATTGATAATACACTCAAAGACCTTGAGCGGCATGAAGGTTTCAGGGAAAAGCCCTATTTTGATTCTAGGGGCGTGTTGACGTTTGGTCATGGGCTTACCTATATAACACGTGAAGAATCGCTTATATTGGCGCACAGGCGTTTAGATGGCGTATACCTTAAGCAGCTACGGCGTTTATTCCCTAAACTTGACGATTTAAGCCCTGCTCGTCAAGAAGTGCTGCTTAATAGCTATTGATGATGGTGATTTTAAAGGGGCGCATGATGAGATGCTCGACTCAAGATGGAGAACGCATGTCGGGGCGCGGGCCGTTGAATTGGCTGAAAAAATGCGAAGGGGTTAGCATGTTTACTAAGTTTGACAAGGGTAAGCGTAGATATGACTTGATACCATACGATGCGCTTGAGGAAATTATCAAGGCGTTAGAACATGGCGCGGAAAAGTACGACGATCACAACTGGGTTAAATGCCCAAAGCGGTCCCGATATTGGGCGGCTATGATGCGCCACAGTACGCAATGGTTTAAGGGTGAGGACAAGGATGCTGAGAGTGGACTTTCACACCTTGCACACGCGGGGGCTTGTATACTGTTTTTGATTGCTTACGAGTTACGGGGGTTAGGTCAGGATGATCGGATCAAACCTTCCCCCAACGGTGGTCCTGAGTGATTGCCGGGGCTGGCAGGTTTATACCCTTTCACCTGTCAGCCCAAATTTTTATATGTAAAATTGCAGGGTTAAAATTTGCATAAGGATATGGACCGATGGCTAGCGTTTTGATAATTGGGGATACACACTGTCCCTGTATGCTTCACGGGTATCTGGATTTTTTAAACGATATGCGCAAGGCGTACAAGTGCAAAGAAATCGTTCATATTGGCGATCTTGTCGATTGGCATAGTATCAGTTATCACGAATCATCGCCAAGCGCATCCAGTGCTGCCGATGAATTTAAAAACGCACACGCACAAGTGCAACAGATTAAAAAAGTATTCCCGAAAGCGACATGGCTGATCGGGAACCATGACTGTTTACCCAGTCGAAAATCAATCACTGCCGGATTACCAACCGAAGTGCTACGAAGCTATACAGGGCTTTGGAATTTGCCGAAGTGGGAAGTAGTGCCAAGATACGGCTACAAGTTGATCGATGGCGTAATGTACACACATGGCGACAAAGGCATCAACCGATTCCCTGCAGCCTTCCATAATGCAAAAGCGCAATTCCGTTCATACGTTACAGGTCACAACCATCAGCAGGCCGGGCTTAATTACTACAGTAACGAACGCCCCGATCAAGAAGGCGGTATCATCTTCGGGATGAACGTGGGATGCGGTATCGATCACAGTCGCGCAGAAATGGACTACGGGCGCAAGTTCAACCAGAAACCGATCATCAGCTGTGGCATCGTGGAAGATGGTTTTTACCCGGCAGTGCCTGCAATGAACTTCAATCTATACCGCTAAAACCCCTATAAACATTGACGATTCTACTATTTTAACAAAGTGCTTGA